GAGTACCTCACTTCTACATATTGTTTTGAATCTTTATCTATTGTCAGAGTATCTACTCCACTTGAATTTGTCATCTTGAAAACTAAACCCACAGTTGTTGAAGTTGTTAAGGTTGTTGAAACTCCTGCAGTTAAAGTTTGGAAAGTACTTCCACCATCTGCACTTACTTCAAGTATTGCGATTGTATTATCTGAACTAACTAAAGTTACTGTTGCAGTTGTAAAAGCTTCATTATTTAATGCAAAAACTGTTGTTTGTACTATTTCACCAGGTGCTAAAGATAATGTTCCACTAGCCCACGTCCCTGTCGTATTCCCAACATCTTTAAAATCTGTGGTAGAGAAATCCTCAAAATAAACCTGTCCTTGTTGAATAATCCTAATTGTTGTATATGTTTCATCAGTATCATTTCCCCAAGAGTTTCCATTACTTCCAGCATCATTAGACCAAAAACCTTGGTCGTCATCATCCCAATAAAGAGTTTCACTTTCTTTGTCAGCATCTTTCAAAGTACTATATTCGTGAAAATCATAAGTAGCATCATTATCTTCTCTTTCAATAAAAACATCTTGGTTATTGTCAAGTTTTCTTTCTAAATCCCTTATTTTTAGTGCTATGTCATTAAAAACTTCTGATGGATCCAAAATACTTCTATCATTAACTTCAACAATATCAAAGCTTTCTGGCCATTGTTTAGTTATTCTTTGCACAACATATTCTCCAGTTTTATTGTTCTGTGAATCAATTACATTAACTCTATATCCTACATAAATATCATAAACATCAACAACTGCTAAAGAAGTTGAATTTGCTTTGTTTCTAAATTCTTGGACCACTTGTTCAGCTTTTCTTTCAACATCATCAATATCTTGTAAGTCTTCAGACTCAATTCTATACGTTCCAATTCCGTTATCTGTGATGCTTGGGTTATCTTTTACAGTAACTCTTAGAGGAATCCCATAAGTATATTTAATTTCAATATTATTTGTGTCACTAGGAGGTGTGCTTGCAACTTCAAAAGAAACTGTCTTTGTAAATTTATTCACTTGATAATTAAAAGAACTTGTTAAATCTGTCACACCTCGAGTTTGAAGGACACCATCAACTTTAACTTCAGTATCAACTGGTGTTTTATCTAAAACAAAATCTACAGTTGCAGCATCTCCTGAAAATAATTCTGTATTAACATCAAATTGAGTTGCTCCTTTTACTATTGCTTTATTTATTATTGGCTCTGCTGATTCATTCCAACGTGGAGTGGTTATAATATTTCCCCCAACTGTTAATGTTGTCGGATATAATGTTGTTCCAATAGGCTCAAGAACCGCTGTTGAATCTGAATATCTATAGTATAATTGCCAATTAAGAAATTTTCTAAGATAATCTAATCTTTCAAGCCTGTAATCTCCATCACAAGGAAGTTGCTTAATAATATTTACTGAGCCTGAATTTGTAAAATCTGTGTTCATAGTTACAAAATCTGATGTTGTTGCAATTGTATTAGCTATTTCTGATATAACTCCAGCTTCTGTGTCTACATTCCAATCAAATATTCTTGTTATTTCATCACGAGATAGTTGCCAAAATGAATTTCTTCCCATAATTTCTATAAGTGCTCCTGCAGGATTTATTTCTGAAACTGTTCCATCAAACTCATTAAATTCTGTTGGACTAGAAGTTCCTCTCTTTATTGTAATTGTATCATTAATAGAAATCGAAACAACTGAAGATACTGCAGGGTCTAATAAAATTGTACACATATCTACAACAGAACCATCTTTGTTATGAAAAACACGCCAGTTTAAAAGATGTGTAGAACCTGTATCTGGACCAATATCAACACCGTTGATTATAACTTCGGTTTGTATTGTCAACTTATAGTTCCCCCTTGAACTGTCTCTAGAATATAAATTATTTGTTGAACGCTATCTGTTGTATAATCCCATTCGAAAGCAGTACAAATTACATTATAAGTAGCACCGAAGGAACTAGTAAGAACTCTTGTTGATTGAATCCCTGAATTAACCCAACTTTCTAAATCTGCAATAAAAGAAGCTATCTGTGCATTTGTTCCTGTAAATTTTCCTAATAGAGTTATTATTCTCTTTTTACCTAATAGGTTTATATTTCTAGTTCCTGCTGTTGAGGTAGTCGGAACAGAAAACGAAATTGTACTGTTTGTTATTCTATTACTTTCTCGGAATACATTTCCTAAGCTTGAAACTCCTGATATATTTAATGCCATTGTTCCTCCTTATGGTTTTTGAAATATTGTCTGTTTTGCAAAGTCTCTTGAACTAAATGCTCTATCAATAAATGCTTGAGGTGATGTGTCTTGAACCTCTCCTGGCTCTAAACCCCTCTTTTCTTCAAATGGTGTTACTGGCCTACTTGTTCTCTGCTTGGTTCCAAATATACTTCTAGCCCCAGCTTTTATTTCATCTTCAATTATTTTATTTAATTCATCTATTAGGCTTGCTGTTCTGGTTTTTTTATCATAAATATCTTCATCTAAATCTAAAATAAGTATTGCTTGATTTACATTCTGTTCTATAATATCTTGCATTTCATCAGTTAACACAACACTTTCTGATAGTGCTTCATCTAAATCAGTTAATGTTTGATGTATGGTTTCAGTAGGTTGATTTATTCCTTGTTCAAAAACATCTTCTTGAGTTAATCCCATACTTTCTCTCATAGTTTGTTGTTCGCCTTCAAATCCTCCTGCACCTACAAAACGATTAGTTCCTGTTCCAAATTCACCTTCAGTTTGCATTTGCGCAGGCAATCCTTCACCTACTGCCCCAATGGTTGCTGCACCTATTCCTGTTGCACCTATCCCTGCAGCTGCAACACCTAATTCAACTATACCTAATGCTTCAAGAATTGTTTTACCAATCCCACCTGCTTTTTCTAAATCATTTGAAACTCTTTGAAGTCTTAATAATGAAAAAATATCTTTAGAAATTGTTTTTAAAGAATTCTTTGGACTATCTGGATCAGTAACTGGAGAAATTCCTGTTCCACCACCCATTCCACCACCACTTGAAAGTCTATCTAATTCAGATGTATCAATTACAATTTTTGCCTTTATCGATGCTGTCATTTTTATCCTCTATTATTATTTTGATGCATATTTTCTAATTGTTTTTTTTCAATTCTTTGAGAGTTTAGGCACATAATTAACTTTACAACTCTTGAATCCATTTTTCTAAGTTCGTGAGGTTTTATTCCTCTGTTAAGGAAATAGTCTTTTGTGAAGGCATCTTTCAGGAGGCGGTCTTCAGGGATTTCAAAACCCCAAATTGCCTCTTTTACTTTTTTGCAGCATCAGCTCCTTTGTTTATGATTCTGATACAAGCTTCTTTTAGTTTTTTTCCATCTGCTAAACTTAGACTATCAATAAACTTTCTTGCAGCTTCTAATGTTGGAAATCCTTCAACCATACGATACTGTGCTTCTTTAATGAAAAGATATTGTTTATAGCCATCCTTTGTTTCAGCTATAACATCACATTCCATCTTATCCCCATAGTTTAAAAACTTAATTGGGACTTCTTTGTCAGCTAATTTTATTCTTTCTTCTGCCATATTTTAATTCACCTACTTATTTTTATGTTGCAGTCCACCAACTAAATGGTTTATTGCTTGTTCCTTGTCTTGCAAATCCTGTAAATGTTGTTTGAACTACTCCAGTTCCTATTGGAATTGGGGAGCTCATTGTTGTTAAAGTACAGTTACTTAGTAAAACTTCAATGTTTTCATCATTTGTTACAGAGCCTTGACTTAGTATTAATTTGAAAGTATATTCTGTAATCGCTCCAACACCTGTACTTGGTGTACTTCCACCATACATATTAGCTCTTAATGTTGTGGCCATAGTGTCAGTCATATTTACAACTACAGTAAAATTATATATTCTTTGTCCAAATGAATAACCTACGTTAAATCTGCTCCCAACTTCTCTAATTTCACTTGCTGAGTTGTTTACTGATAAAACAAAACTTTGAAGTCTTGCAATACTAGAGCCTTCCCATTCAATGTCTCCTTCTTGCATAATTGGAAGTTCTCCTGAAAAAGAAGTTATTGCACTTGCACTTGCTGGGTGTGCTACGCTTGAAGCCAAAAAGTTAGCAACAACATTTACTCTAGTTCCTATTGCCCCAGTTAAAGTTGTATCAGTTATAATACATCCTTCTAATTGTGTAACATAATCTGTGCTTGTGTCTTGGCTATATTCTAATTCGAATGTTTTAACATTGTTTGAAATATATCCTACATCATCTTCATTTAATAAATAAGGTGCTGCAGTTGTTCCTGAACCTGTTACTCCACCGATTAAATGTTGAAAGAAATCAAATCCATAACCTAATGTGAAGTTAACTGTTCCACTTGCTCTAAAATCTCCAAAAGCAGTTGAAACTTGGTTTCTATCTCCTAACTCCCAATCTTGGACAGTTGTATTATCTTCAGTACTAGTAATATTCTGTACAAAGCCTTGAATTGGTGTTGTTGGTGTTCCGCCTGTTGCGTGTGATGATTCAGCTCCATAGCCGACTTTAAACTTTTGTTTTGAATAATCTACTACCATTTTATTTTCCTCTCCTTGACAATTTTAGCAATTTTGTTTTTTCCTTTAACTTTAATTTGTTTTTCTTCAATTTCTTTTTTAGGAATTTTCTTCTTTTCTTCTAAATGTTTAATGAATGCTTTCTTCATTTCATACTCAAAGTTTACAGTCATTAGTTCGTGAACATTTTCTATTCCTTTTTCCACAAGTTGTTCTTCTAAATGTTCAAATGTTGATTTAATAGCCAACGTTCTTCCCCTCTAATCCAAATGAAACTACTCTTCTGAATAAATTATAATCTTCATCAAAAGGTATTGTTTTATTTTCAAGTAATGTGGGATTGCTTAATTTATAATTAATTTTAGAGTTTTGAGAAAACATCATCTTCTTAACTTGTATTCCTAAATAATTTACTACTTCCTGACCTTCTTTTGTGTCTGAACCAATAGTACACAATAACCCTAACGGACTTAGAACATCAAATTGAAATGGTGCCACGTCCCAACTGTCAGTTTCATTAAAACCTAATAAAGCTCCACTCTCAGTTATTTGGTGTACCCAAATTCTTGGATAACTATCTTGAGCAAGTGTGTCCCTTGGTTTATCTGGATAAATCCAACTTGTTCCGTTTACATTATAATCATAATCTATTGTAATATTATTAGTTCCTGTTGCAGGTGCCGATAAGAAGTTTATTTGGTTATTGTCTAAATCTATATTGTAATTAAGATATTTCTTTAAAGTTACTCCACCGACAACAACAGAATTAACACATAAAAGTTTTGTATTTGAAACTGTGAATTGTGTTAGAACGGTATTTCCTGAAAATTGTTCAGAAGTATTTGTATGTCTATTTGATTTTCCAACTCTCGTTACTTCAGCAACTTCTGCTCTTAAGAATTCCATTACTATTTCACTTGGGTCTGTTATGTTTGTCATAGGGCTTTCCCTCCATCTTGGCAGGCTTCCTGTTAATCCAAGATTACATATTTAATATAATTCAATATTGGGTATATAAATACTAGTTTGATATTAAGATACAATTCCCATTCTATTTACCGCATTAAAAGACTCTTGAAGTAATTTTGTCATTATTTTGTCATTAAACACAACTTTTCTGAATGGAGAGAAGGGTTGCATACCTTTTGGAAATGCTTTTCTTAATTTAGCTGAAATCTCTTTTTTCTTTGGATCAACATTTTTTGGGAAGTTTTCAAGTCCATATTGACTAAAATAAGAAAAAGTTCCATATTCAAGATAAACTCCATAAAAGACAGCATCCTCAATCATTAATTCTTTGTTAGAATAAAAACTATGGATTCCCCTCCAAAAATCTCCATTGTCTTGAAGTTTCATATCTTCTATTTGTTTTTGAATAGCATTAACAATTAATTGACCATATACAAACATAACTTTATCTAGATATTTCTGTAGTTCTACTTTGAACTCTTCTATATTTGTTATCTCTACTGTTACCATTATGGTTTTCGTTTAATAATCCATTCTTGGAAATCTCTTCCACCACCAATGTCTGGACTATCTTTCTTTTTAACTAGTTTCCATCTAACGCCATCAATATCTAATTCATTGTTTTCAGTAATTGTTACGTCATAAGTAGTAAAGAGTTTGGCCATTCCTTGAGTATTAACCCCTTCTCCTAGAAATTCTTTATCTTGTTCATCTAAATATTGAACATCCCCAGTAAAAGTTGTAGGTGTTTCAGTTCTGCCATTCACTCTTCCCATTGCATTAAGCGTTTCAGTAATAGAAACTAGAGTTATTGTTCTCCCGAAGAAAGTAATAATTTCAACAGAGTGTTCCCTAAAATCTTGTAAACTTTCTTTAACTCTTGTTTTTACCATTTTTATGCACAGAAAAATCCTCTGCCTCCTACCAGCCTTTTTATTTCATCTATTCGTACAGTCATTTGTCTTACAACTTCTCTTACGTTTACATATACTTCTCCGATTGAAACTTGCTTACTTCCTAGAGTGTAGCCCGTAACGTCATCATAAGAACCACCTGTTATGTTTGCAAATACTCTTAGTGAGGCATATAGTGCAGCTAGTTCTTGTACTAATACTGGAACTTCATTTGCTCCATAATTATATACAACTTTAACAATCCTTGGACCGTTTGGTATCCTATTTTTCAAAAGAGATAGTTTTCCATAACTAGCATAGTCTATGTTTGCAAGTGAAATTTCTGTTTGTATTACGTCATCAGAACTAGGCGCTAACTCGAATATTTTAGGTACTGTTGATAATGTGCCAGAGTAACTAAATCTAATGTAATAGTACTCTCCTGAGCCGTTTACAGTGGTCTTTGCCCATCCACTAGGCATTGTCCAAGAAACTTTTCCATCTTTTGTATAATTTGTTGTATTATCTGTTGGACTTGATATTGCTGTCCAAGCGGATCCGTTCCAATATTCTAATACTAATGCTTGACTTCCTGCACCAACTACATCAAAAATTAGAGTTGAACTCAAGAATTTAAAAGGCATCCCACAGTAAAGGTAATCACTTGTTGTTGGAGAGCTTCCAAAAGCTAAGAAACTTGTTCCTCCAGGTGTATTTGCTTCACTTGTATTATCTGTATAAGTTCCGTCATAAGTCCATACTTGTGTTAATGTTTGACCTCTTACAATAAAAGATACTGATTCAACGCTTGTTACAGGTCCTTTTGATAATACTATATAATCTGGCGCAGTATATTTTCCTTGGAAAGGTTCATCCGTATTTGGATATTTAGCAAATTTGTTTTCTTCCCCATCAAAGAACTCAGTTATTTCTGTTAATTCATCCCATTGTCTTTCAGTATAAGCTTCAAGTTCTGCTTCAGCTTTATCTATAAGTGAATTAATTAAAGTATCACTCATCTTTGGACTATGTGTATATTTACCGTATAAAATATCAGTTCCGAGTTCTGTTTTACCTGCAGTGGTTAGAACAACTCTTCCTGAAGCTTTATCAAGCGAATAATGTGTTGTTTCTGTTAAATCACTCATTACATTGCTATCACTAGACCCGTGATACAAAGTATAAGAACTAGCAATAATATTATCATTATCCAAATCAAAACTAACTTCCGAATTGTCACCTGTGCCAACATTTTCATCTACTATCTCAACTCCTATCCCTGCTACTCTCACTACTTGAAGTGAATTAGTATAATCTCCTGTTGTAATAGTTTCACCTTCACTAGGACTTCCAGAAGTTACTGCAGAAGCCATTTCTAAAGCTGTGTTGACTTCTCTCCCCTCAATTACTATTTTTGCAAAGTATGATGTTCCAACAGTTGCTGTAAAAATATAAGTATATTTCCCATTAACTAAATGAGTCATACTTCCTGTATCAACTATTGAACCGTCTCCATCATATATTGTAATACTTGGAGTTAGTGTTTCATTGAAATTTCTACTGTCTGCTGAATATGTTATTATTGTAGTTGCCATTTTAATATACCACCCAATTATAAATTAAGTACAGTAGCTCTCCTGCTTTGTATGGAACACTTGAACTATTAAAATTTCTATAACTTGTAATGTTAAAATCCCATATTTCACTTACATTTACTGAAACACTTATTCCACTTGTATCTGCAATAGCACTCCAATTACCTGAATCGTGGTCTCCAGACAAGTTAATTGCTACAGATTCAGTTATTGCTTGAACAGTTAATGAAGACCCTTCTGTATTACTCCAATTTCCTTCACTATGTGAACGATTTTGTATTGCATCTACTTCATTTGAAACATTAGCCACATCCAATAATAATTGGTTATTAGAATTATTAACATCAATTACTCCAGTATAAGTTGTATCTAAGTTTGTATCAATTAAAGTAACTGTGTCATTAATTTCTTCCATTCTTTCTTGGTCTGAAACATCAACTGTAATTATTCCACTATTTCTTGAAGAAAACCCTGATTTCACACAAGAAGATTGAACTGGATAAACTCCTAGTTGTGTTTCTTGAAAAGTATAATTATAAAATCCGCTTCCTAAATCATTTGCACTCATAGTCTGAGCAAAGTTCGTTGAATCTGGTCTTGTGATATTAATAGTGCAAGTTGCATCTGTAAATACTTGAGCGTGATTTGAGTTATTTACTGCAAATACTAAAATGTCACATCCACTTGAAACGTCTTCTATTGATTGACACTCTCTTCCGTGACCGTAACCAAGTAAAAGAAGTCCCATAAATAGAAATGTAATTAATTTTTTCATTATGTTCCCTCCGTATTGTTCGATTATCATTTTTAGCTAATTATTAAATGTGTACCATTGTAATAAATACACCCATCATTATCAGTTCCCCAACAAGATTTTACGTTATCATTTGTAACATTAACTCCTTGTTGTGCTTCTAAACCACCTGTCATAGTGTCTCCTGTTACAGCAACAAAATTAGTTATAGGTGTGGTACATTCTAATTGAGTACCTGTAGATTCATAAGTACATATGTTTTCATCAGTAAGTGTTCCTTCATTAATACTAAATACTGTTCCAGACAAATCTAAAAGAACTCCACTTGCAGTATATGTTGTATCTGTGTCTCTTGCATCTATCGTAATATTTAGTTTAGTATCATTAAAAGTAATTGTTCCTGTTGAAGTAATTGGTCCACCTGTTATGTAAACCTCATCTGTATTAACTTGAGTTACAGTTCCACCACCTGCAGGAGCAACACATTCTACTCCACCTTCTGTTGTATTTTGAACAAATTCTCCAGGAGGACAATCTCCAATAGCTGCAAAACCTGTATGTCCTGCACTTGCATAATCAAGATTGTTTAATAATGAATGATCTGTTATAGCTGGACTTGCAGGAGCACTAGCTGAACTTGTAGCACCTCTTTCATCAATGTAATTTAATCCTGTTGATAATGTTGCAAATTCATCAGTACCACCAACTCTTTTTGTAATTGTTCTTGCTACTGGTATAAATAAATTCTTTAAAAAAGCATTACTTGGAAATAAACTTACACTTGAAAAAGAATCTGCTTCAGCACCTACTAATGTAGTATATTCACTACTTGGTTTACTTTGTACTATACCCATCATACGAGATTCACCAAAATCATTATGAATTATACCCCATACAACATTAAAATATTTGTTTGAACCTATTGATTCACCTGAACTATATTCAAGTATTTCATCAACAGTATTAATGTTTGAATATGTTCCATTCTCTAATATTAAAAATGCACCACCAACTGTTAAATCCTGTACTGAATCTATATTATGACTATCTAATAATACTGTCATAACTCCTGTTCCAATACTTATATTAACAGTATTTACATAAGGTTGAAATCCACTTTCATATAATGCTCCTTGTTTAAAGAATCTTAAATATGTACCTCTAATAAATTCATCAACAGCACTTCTACCACCAATACTACCATATACATTTTCTCCAGAACCTAATATTAATCTTGCTACATTTGCATTATCTCCTACTGGTGTTGTAGCACTTCTTGTTAAAGTTGGATTAGCACTATTTTGATATGTAATTACGTTCATTACTGGTGATTCATTTGTACCTGCAACCACTATAACTGTATCAATTGGTTCATCCATTATTGTTTCTACTTTATCAATTGTAACTATTATAGTTTCATTTTCTTCATCAGTTATTGTTAAAGTTGTGCCTGATAAACTTGTATTAACTCTGGAAGACATTAAATTATTATTTAATTCATCTTGTAATGTTAAACTTCTAGTCATAAAATGCCAGTCACCATCAGTATCTTTTATCCAAACATCACCTAAGACTTGCATATCATCACCAACAACTAAATCTGCACCAGTGCCTGTTGTATTACAATCTATTTGCATTGTTTCATTAAATTCATCTTCAATCCAGGTTCTACAACTTGTTGCATTAACACCATTTAATATTGTAGGATTGTCATTAACTATCATAAAACTTCTGGTTATGATACTAGCTTGTTCAGCTCCACCTGGCTGAAGTATTAAACTTGGTCTTTCTATACCATTTGGATTATTCATTGTAATTGCTAATGTATCTGTTGCAATAAAATCATTTGATTCTTTTAATCCTATTGTTATATTCTGACCACTGTTTATTTTCAAAAATTCATTTATTGTTAAATTAGTTATAACTCCAAGAGAATTAACAGTTACTCCATCTGTATAATCTAATCTAGGACCAACTAATAAAATTCCATCATTAATGTGACTTCTTATAACTGCACCAATTAAAACTCTATAATTTGGAAAATCTGGGACAATATCTGTTAAATTACCACTTCCATCATCTGATAAAAATAATAATGTTCCATTTGAAAAAGCACTTGTATCTACTCCTCTAACTCTTCCTAATAATGTAACTGGACATTCTGCACCTACTGAACAACTTGGAATTGTTACAACTGCTAAATTTGATGATAACAAAGGATTACTTGCATCTGCTCTTGCAACTTTACCTCTATCTCCCTGAACACCTGTTAATGCTACAACTTGTCCGTTTAGTAAAGGAATTGAGTCCCCATTTATTGATAATAATGTAAATTCTTGTCCTACTTGTAATACATTTCCTAAATCTGATTCTACGTTTAATGTATGATCATCAGGATTCCAACTTACTCTCCCACCAACTGAAGCTGTTGTTATTCCAGAAGTATTAAATACCATAGCTTTTATTGTTACATTTTCAAAAGTTGGGGTTTCGTCACAAGCTAGAATACCATTTGTAAAACTGCCAAGGACACCAACGTCACAAGCTATATCTGATATAACATTTCCCACAAAAGCTGTTGTACCCTCAAAAACGCCTGCTTCAACTCCAACAGCCATTATAATGAATAATATGAATATGATTTCTTTTTTCCCTAAATATTTATCTGACATTTTATTTCCTCCTAATTAATATTTAACTCTCCTGAACTTGTTTCAACTGCTATAGTACATAAATGCTCAACATCTTTTAAAACATTTTCTGTATCTATTATTGCTTCTATTTTAAAAATTCCTTCTCCATCTAAATAAAGACTGTCTGTTCCTAAATCACAATTTTCTGTTATAATACAATTATCTGTGCAATCAACTCTCCAATCCCCTGAACCAGGACAAGAACAACTATCTGCAGCACTTATTGTAAAATTAAGATTTGGACTTGTAAAATTACTTGCTCCTGTTGTTGTATTTGCATAAACATTAGTCATATTATAAATTCCTGTTTGTTGAGTATCTGTTAAATTAAAATGATAACTATCTAATTCAGTAGTTGCAGCTATAACAATAAAATTTGCATCATCATTATCTAAAAATGTTCCACTTTGACAAGTTGCAGCAGCATCTGAAAATTTAATATTACATCTAACTTGATGTTCCCCAATAACATTATCTGTAGTTATATCACAAGCTGTAAAATTTCTTATTGTCCCACTTGTTCCTGAAGATGCTCCTGAACACACTACTTCCCAATTTGCAGTTGTTGAATTTCTATAAACTACTGAAATAAAATCATTTGTTGTTTCAGTTGTATGATATTCACAAGTAACTTTTATTTTATCTGTTGCAAATATTTCTGAAGCATTTAAATAAATCTCATTTATTCTTTCATCTGTTGCGTGACAATTTAAACAATCATCATAAGTATTATCTGATTCAGTCGTGCAAGTAGTTCCACAATCTTCTCCCCAAACATAACTACAAGTTTTATCAGTTGCATTTATAATTGCACTTCCTCCTTGTTCTGCATATCCAGTATAATTAACTCTTGTTGCATTTGGATATTCAATTTCAAAAACAACTGAATCTATTGTTTCGTTACTTGTTACATTTGCTAATCCTTTAACACTATCTCCTTGGCTAACTGATGTAGTATTCCATCTTTCATCAAATATTGTTACATTATCTAAAGCAGGTTCAGCCCCAAGCTTTTCTGAGATTGTATATGAAGTTATAACTGAAGCATCACTTGAATTGAATTTATAATAAATACATTCGTCAACTGTAAATGTTCCACTTAAATCAATATCATTTGTTCCATCTGTTGTTAATAATATTTCTGTAAATGTTGAGTTATCATCTGAATAACTAAATGTCATTCCTGTTGAATCTTTAGTTTGTTCCACTGATATATTTGTAATTAAATTATCTGCTTGAGGACACTGACTTTGTAAATCGTGTAAAAATCCATCTCCTAATGGAAATGTAGGGTGTTGGTCTTTATCTGGTGAACCACTTGCATATAAATAATCATATTCTGGTTTTTCAAGTTCTCTATTTATTTGGAAAAATTCATCTATATTTCCAATCATTGGCCTCCCACCTTCTAATTGATCTCCTATATACATTCCTGTTTGAAAATCAAATCCACCAGTTGCTAAACAATCTCCTGCACTTGCTAAAATAGATTGTGATGGTTTTATCCCATCTATAAGAACGTGAACATTTTTTAAACATTCTGTTGCACAACTTCCAGTATTTGTATCATTAAATATTAAAATTAAATAATGAAATTCTCCATCATTGTATGCACCATCAGCAACATTAACCATACACATATCACCATCATCATTTTGTGTAATGAATAAAAATCTATTATTGTTTGCTTGATGTAAAAACTCAACATTAGGACTTCCATCTGTTGCTCTATTTCTAAAATATTGAGGTGAACCACCTTCAACTGTTGTGTTAAACCATAATCCAAAAGTAAAAAATTGTTCTATATCCATTAAAGAATTATCTGAAATTATACACTGACCTGAACTATCAAAATATTCACTTTCATTTATCATTCCAACATCACCAGGAACAGTTCCTGAACAAGTTGCATCTAATGAATTTCCAGATACATCATACCTTGTTGAACCAGAAGTATTTGTATCATCAAAGGTAAGCCAAATTGTTAAATTTGTCGTATCAAATGCAGAACTTCCTTTAAATTCATTTCCTGATGTGTCCATATTTGTTATTGTTCCATTTGTAAAATCTGCTGTTGTGGTCCAAGTTCTACTATCTACAATTGTTGGGTCGTATAGAAACCATAATTTATTTTCTGAAATATCTCCTAGTGCAACAGTATATTTAAATGGTAAATTTCTTTTATCTACTTCAAGTATTATTTCCATTTCATATTTAATATCTTTTTTTACATTCATATCTGTTATATAATGAGTGTCATTTCCATAACCTAAATCAATGTTTGTGTACCTAATGTCTCCTTTAAACTCTTTAGTGTGTTTAATTATTTCAGTTTTTGTTTTATTCCAATAAATAGTTTTTGTTGGTAAGTGAAAATAATTTTCCTCAGTAACTACTTGACGTATTGTATAATCATATGTTGTATTATCTGAGATACTTATATTACACCAAACAAGTTTATCTCCTATTTCCCATCCATAACTATCTCCTACACAAGTAAAACTCTTTAATTCTTTTGTTACTTCTGTTGTTTCCCAATCTACTATGAAATTTCCACCTGTTAATGGAACATCTGTAACTACTGCTAAATCTATTGTAATATCTTTTGCAGGTATCAAATAACCCATCAAATGAATCTTTCCATCAGTTCCTAAACCTTGTTCTTCAAGTTCCCAGAATAGTGTGAAATTAGAATCTATAAGTTTTTTAGAACGTCCAAATTCATCAATTGTCATTGTTGGTAGAGGATTGACTAAAATTGAATCATCATTTGTATTATTTGAAAATAAAGAGCAAGAACTAATAAAAAGAATTACAAAAATTAAAAGTGAAATTAATTTCTTCTTCATTTAGCTATGTCCTCTATTGTTACTTTTGGATTTGTGAAAAGTCCGCCTTTTCTGCAATAATCCTTTCCTGGATAACATCTATATTCGTCACCCACATTTATTTGTTTTACTGTGTTTGTCTCAGTAATTTGCGTGTCAGGTTCTATTTTTAACCATCCTGAACTACAATAATCCCAAGTAGATTTAGCTTCGTCAAGATAACATCTTGTTCCACTTCCTCCGCTAAGGCCTCCTGGACATTCTAAAATCGATTTTTCTATTTCACAGTAATATTTAGGAGTATCAAAGAAATCTGGGGCTAATCCTGCTAATAGGATAAGTCCTAAAGTAACTAGAGTACTAGCTTGTATTGTTTTGTTTTCTACCATATGACCTCAGTTTTAAGCTGCAACTACGTTTCCGTCTGTGCTAACTGCTTTCCATAAACAAACGTATTTTATTACACCTGTTTTAATGTTTGCTGTTGCTGTTTTCCCTAATATATCTTGGTTGACGATATTTTCAGGAGCTACTGAAGCTAATTCTACTGAAGCATCTGGGGAGGCATCGTGCCATATTTCATCAACATCTATTGCATCGCCTGCTGTTAAAGCAATTAATCCTGCACTATTCTTTGTAGTTCCTACTTCTAAAGTAGCGGTTGCATCGATTGTTAATGTTGTGGTACACAGAGCGACTATTTTACAAATAACAGTTCCTGTAACTGTAAATATTGTATGTGGTTCGCCTGTTCCATTGAAGTCTCCAATAGCGTTAGTTGTTGCTCCATCAAAAGTAATTGATTTTTCAGCTACTCCACGCCATCCATTGACTAATAAGTCTTTGAATTTCATATCATTTAACGATAATGTCATCTTTTTATCCCTCTTGTAGTTCTAATAATTTCTCTACACGCTTTTTCTCAGAATTAAATGCTTTAATTTCCTTTGAAGAAAGCCCAAATTCTTTCAATAATGCTACTTGGTCTTTTTTTTTTAACTTGTAGAGTTCTTCCTCTGTACTAGAAACTTTTCCTTCATTTCCTTCAACTAATTCTACTTTATCTCCTTCAAACTTAGCTCCTTTGGATCTTAAGATTGCTTCGTGTTCTTTTTGGACTTCGTCTCCTGGTTTATATGAATACCAATTAGGAATAACTTTTTTTGTAACTTTTTGTACTAATGTTTCTTTAACTTTTCCCAGTGGGAAGTGATAGTTTTTCTCGCCTTTTAATATTAATTTCATCTTGCACCTCGTATATAATAAAAAAATAAAAAATTAATTTTATTCAAATAAGATTCTGCTTATTTTTTGATAAGATAATACTAGACTTGAATCTCCACTACCTAATTGTTGTAATCCTACATAAGGAATTAAGTCAATATCATCTGTTAATGCAGTACTTCCACCTACTCTTACATCATTAATATAAAAGTGTGCTTTTCTTGCAGAATCAATTTCAATTCTTAAGTTGTATGCTGTTGCTGCAGAATATGTAACTCCTGTATCAACTGTAACATCTGTTCCACCTATTGAATAAACAATTTGCCAAGTTGTTTCACTTGCTACATCTGTGTCAAATTTAAAGAATACTTGGTCATCATCTGTTGCTGTTGTTGGGTCATTTGTTAATTTAAGACCTGCCCACACTAATATTGGAGTAATAACTGCAGTACTCATTAATTGTGCTTCCCAAATAACTTGGTTCTCTGTTCCCCAAAGAACTCCTGCCCAAGATGTTTGTTTTGTATTTAAATGTGGTAATACTATTACTTGGTCGTTATCTGCACTACCTGTTTCTAATAACACTCCACCATTTATTGTACTCCAGCTAAAGTCTGCAATATCTGCATTAGTTCCTAATATTTCAAAATTTAAATTATTAGCTATTGCGATATTTCCATTTGCATCTGGTAATTTTTTGAAATATTCTTCTAAACAATATCTACCTGGTGATTTTCTCAGGTTTCCGTTGTATGTAATATCTTCACTAAAACTATATGGTCCGTTTGTATACGGTGGTGCAGCAATTCCGCCTGCAGGTACGGTTCTAAATCCTTGACTCATTTTATTATCTCCCAGAGGGTTGTTTTATTTTCCCCTAGCCTCTCTGATGACTAGAGACAGTTGTTACTTAATAAAAATAAAAAATAAAAAAAATAGTTATTTACAGTGAATTACTATTGTTTTAGCTCCTGTGTCAGAACCACCCAATGTAACTACTAAAACACCATTTGTTACTACTGTTGTTGGTGCTACACTAACTACTACTGAACCAGTAGTTGTTTGGTCATACACGTCAATAGCTAATAACTTTGATGCTCCATAATCTCCTAAGTCTATTTGAACTGTGTCAGTTCCACCTATTACAGTGTCTGCTAATTCCCACATCAATACTTTTACACCTGCGTTTGGTGCTACTTGTGTTACAGTTCCTACTTCTCCTAATGCTGTCATTTTCTCTTATCCTCCTAAAGAATCCCATATATTTGGGAGCTTGAACCTTCGTATGTTAAGACTAATGCTTCATAGACTTTTAACATATATTTGTTCGAGTCGTTGGTTTGAGCTAATTCCTGGTATGTTACATCCAGAAGTACTGCCATATAGATGTATCTCATATCTAAACATAAGATTCTACGTGCTGCTGATGTAGTTGGCATATACTGACTTTTTATAAAGGTCAATTCATCAAACTGAAATGCGCCTGGAATACCAAATTTTAAACCTTCTGCAGGTGGTGCTGGTTGTCTTTGGAAGTCTTGAAGTAAGCCTTTCACATAATTGTGAGTACTTGCATCTGTAACTGCTAAAGTTACTCTACCAAAAGCGTTGAATGTAGTAGCAATTTCTGCTCTAATATCTGCCAGTGTTACTGCAACTCCTGATAGGTTTGTAGTGTTTGTACTAATCCCTTGGATTAATCCATCATACTCTTCAGGGTTTGTTGAAAGGTCACCATTAATTATAGTGTTTTCTTCTAACTCTTTGATAGCTTGTGTTTTCACAGCTAAATCTTGAGCTACTGCACTTCCTCTACCTGTGCTCATCCATCCTGCGATTGAAGGACCTGTAACACGACCAACTGAGTAACCAAATTTAATTGGAACTGAAGCTCTGTCGTATGTGTCTTCATCATCAGGTAATGCACCATCTTCAAATCTAAAGTTTGCTCCGCCTTTTGCTGTTAGTTTGTTAAAGTCGTGAGTCATACCTCTGTTTGCTCGTCTTGCGAACATTTCAACTAAAGGTGTTTCTGCTCTAGTTTGGTCTATAACTTCCATAATTACTGACACTGGAATCATAGCGAAACCTGCTGTTCCTGCTCCACCTGTACTTGTATCAATGGATTGTTTTGCTAGCATCTGACTTTTTCCAATCCTTGCTCTATTGTCAATTCCTAATCTTGGATCATAATAAACTTCCTCGTGTTTAACTTCTGTACCAAAACTTTTTTCAAATTCAACGTCTGCGTTTTTTGAGCCTGCGCCCCAGTATGTTTGCATCTTAATTTCCTCCGTTATTTACTCATTGTAGTCAGGTAATCTTTTGTATTTAATTCTCCTGGCTTATCTGCTACAGCTGCTAGTTTTAATTTTTCTAATTCAGCAACTTTTTCATCGTGACCTTTAAGGATGACTCCGTGTTCCCTGATTTTCTTTTCAAGTTCTTCGTCCATCTTTGCTTTGTTACTAACCATTTCTTCTTTTAGCTTTGCAATTTCTCCCTGCACTGCTTCTAGATTTTTGGTTCCTTCTTCTGAAACTTTTTTACTGTCTGCTTTTTCCAATTCAGCTGCTTTTTTTAATTCTGCAACTTCTTTGTTAAGAGCTTCAAGTTCATCGTTTTTTTTAACTAATTCTGTGTTTAATTTTTCCATTTCTTTTTTATGTGCTTCCATTTTTCCTCCGTTGTTACCGAGAATATTATTTTTAATCTCTTCTTCAAACTTTTTAGCCAAGTCTAAGCTCTTTGCTACGAATACAGCTTGCCCATTTCTATTTGACGGAACTGGGGTAAAACTAGCTTCTAACAATTCTGCTTTAGTCCATTCTAAAATCATTTTTCCATCAACTTCAACTTCTTTGAAATCGTGTGGTATTGCACCAATGCTTACTCCAAGTAAGGCTCCTTCTTCTAACATTCCCTTAACCATCTGTGATTTTGGGTTAGACTTAAAGAATCTCGGTGTCATCTTAAGAGCTGTATGTCCTTTCCTTCGTATAATTTGAGGATTTTCCCATACTGCAATATTAGACTCTACTTTATTCTCGTGGTTTAATAATGCTGGAATCTTTTTTGATTTCTCCGCCCATTCAACTAATAATGACTTAGACATCTTTTCTTCATCTCTGTCTATTGAAGTATCACTTAAAATTCCAAAAAATTCGCCTGAACTTGATTTTAAAATCGGCATAAATAAAGTTCGTTTTTCCATAATAGTAATATTAACTGAGATAATTGATATATAAATACTAGTTTAGAAAAAACCCATTGGAGCGAACTCCGTTGGGAAAAGGAGGTGAACCCTTTGAGTTAGCAAGTAACCCTAATTATTTTAATAAGAAAAGTGGTATATAAATACTAGTTTAAGAAAGAGAAGGAGAGATACAAAACCATTGTTTCTTGAGGTGATGAAATGGGAAAATATCTCTCTCCTTCGGGTGTTTAGTTGGGTACCCATTGAAAGGTACTTCTACAATTAACGTGTGCCGGGGGATAAGCGAACTCCACTAGTGTTTTACTATCTTTAAAATTCGTTCCAACTTCAACTTTCTGGCCATTCATCCTTTTGCAAATCTCAGAACTTCTTCCATCGTGAATAGCTTTCCATACTTTGAAGCCTTCTACATTAGCATCTCTGATTCCTTGCAATTTTCCTTCATTAACAAACCGTGTTGATTCAGTTCTTGCAATTCTAACTGCTTGTCCATCTTTAACCTTAGTAAATACTTCTTTTATTCTTTTAACAATGTCTGCCTGACCTTCTTTGTTTACAACACCTTCTTTAATTTCATCTAAGATTTTAAGCCTTAGTTCTTGTGTAGCCCCCTTAATTCCGTGCCATCTTTTCCCATCAGGTAACGTATACCCATTAAATTGTTGGTCTGCAAAGAAATCTGCTGTTTGGTTAAATGTCATTGAAACGCCTATATCTAAGTTTGTATCTTGTTCAGCTGCTTCAAGACCTGCCTTCATTGGATTTTTAATTACGTTTTTTAATTGTTTTGAAAATAAAAAGGTATTAATTACATTGAATACTCTAGCAAATAAATCAGGTAGTGCTTTGGTTTCAATAAACGCTTTAGAGAGTTCTGGTTCCCTTTCAACTGCAGTAATTATTTTAGTTTCCCAAGAATTAATTAATCTTAATAGCCAAGTTTCATAATCTTCACTCTCTTCAACTATGTCTTCACCAGGATCCAAATCTTTTTTTACTTTCTTTGAAAAAGACTTCTTGCCTTCGTTTTTAGCGTTGGCATCGTCTTTTTTAGAATCTCCTTCTTTCGGGGGTGGAGAATTAGTAGGAAATTTATTACTATCTAAGTTAAATGACATCTTCTGAGGTGGTTCGTCTCCCCATTCAACAGGTTGTAATCCTTTCTGTGCTCTATATTCATTTATAGTTAATGCTCCAGCTTCGATTGCTTTTATATCATTCTCTTCTTGAATCTTCTCTGCTTCGTGGTCCTTTGGCATAAATTTAAATTTAACTTTAGGAAATTCTTGCCCTAATAAATCTGGAATAATGTGTTTATTGTTATCATTCTCTAATAATTTTAATCTAGGTTTAACTGCATTCCTTACGTTTATTCTTTCTTGGCCACCACCTGAACTTCTGTTTACATCTTCAAAAAATCCTGACTCAACAGGTGAAGCTCCATAGATACCAAATACTAAGTGCATATACCATTTTTGTCCATCTAGCCATTCCATATCTTTATTATTTGCATTTAGAACATCAATCTTTAAATCTGGAACATTGTGAAACATAAATTTGTGAGCTTTCCCTTTTACTTCACTTAGCCAGTTAGCTTTAAATTTACTAATTTGTCCTTGGTCTGCATTAGGTAATGATAGTAAAGCATTTGGGATTGCGTTGTTTTTATAATATTCTCTATTGTACCTTGTTGATTGAATTAATAAGTCTACTACTTGCTGCACTGATTGAAGTGGACTAAATCCATAAGCTGAGTATGAACTCTTGTTTTCCATTGAATAAATTAAATCTTCAGGTTCAAAAGGAATAGGAATTGCATTTGGTTGCCTAAATGAATATTGCCAGTATCTAATTAATGGCCCATATATACTTCTTTGAATAACAAAAGTACTTGCGTCTCTGCTCCAAAGTTCTTTTAAAACTCCATTACCATTTCTTCCTTTAGCAATGGTTCCTGCATCAATTTCTAAAATATCTTTAAGAACTACTTTCCAAATATCCATAATGTTTTCTTTGTCACGGTTTACTTTTCGAAAAAACTCTTTTATTTTCTTAACATCTGATTCATAGTTTTTTATGTCATCATCTGGGTCAATAGTAACAATTTCCCAAGGAGTTTGTTCAACAGCTTTTATAATAGCTCTTGTAACCATTTGAACCCAAGAACTGCTAGCGAAAGAACGTAGTGTGTTAATATCAATTCCTCTAGCTTGTCCAAATATTGCAGAATACATCCAAGGTGCATAAATACCTAATTGTGCATCTTCAGCGTTACCGATAGCCATTCCACCGTTAAATACTGATAATGCTGTTGCAAACCTTTTCTTAATGTCTTGAAATTTGTCGATTAAATCCATAAATGTGAATAAGTGATAATAATATTAACTATAATACTTGGTATATAAATACTAGTTTTTAAAAGAAAAAGAAAAAAGAAATTAAATTTGTACATCACTTGGCTTAAGAATTGCCTTTGGACCGTATAATATTTCTCTAATTATTGGGTCTGGAATATTCTGTGCTAAGCTTGGAGTTGTATGTATTTTCTTTCTCCATTGATGAAATAGCTCGATTCTTGCTTGCTCGTCAGTTACTGCAACATCCCTAACATAAACTTCCTTAATATCAGCTATTGCTTTATCTTTTATTTTACCAATAATTGATCTAGCTTTTTTGTGCGTTTCCTTGTAAGCATCAGGATAGTATTTTCCAAGCTCTTCAACTTTCTTCTCCATCTGTTCTTGAACAGCTTTAGCATTTTTTAACTGGCCTTCTAATTGTTCAATCTGATGTTTTTGTTTAGCAAGATTTGCATTATTCTGATTAAATGCGTGAACAATCTTCTCAGGTGTTAATACAAATTCTTTTGATACTTGCTTTACTATAATTTTGTTCCCCCTTTTCATAAGAACTTCTTTTGGCATTAAGTCCTGTTCTTCTACTTTATTTTCTTCTGGCATCTTTATTTTACCTCTTCTACTTTAGGTTCCACTACTGGATTTTTAGCTATTGGTTGAGCTCCTGGTTTTGGGTTTCCTTTGTCATCTAAGTCAAGTGGACTGTAAGCATACTCCCAACCTTTTAGAATTTTGTATAATATCAATACTTTGTTTCCTCTTGGCTCTATATGGATTTGTCCGTATAGTTTTATTTTTGGTTCTTTTACCGTTTCCCAATCTGATTGTCGTCTACCTACTGAAGCTTCTGATTTTTGAAACTTTGTTGCATATCTATCCCTAATTTCTTGTATTTTTTTTCTTACTTTTATGTCTAATCTAACCATTTTTTAGGTTACCTCCATTTTTACTATTTGTTGTTTGAAAGCATATAATGTTTGTAAGTGTGGTCCCTTCTTAAATTCTATTGGATGAACCCACGTTTTTATGTAATCTGTTTTTTTAATTCTTCTTAAATAATTATAAACTTTTGTGATTCTTATACCTGTTCTAATTGATATAGTTTGTGCGCTAAAATATTCCTCAGGATTAGCTTCTAAAAAATCAATTATCTCTTCCCATCCCATCTTTCAATCTAATTTGCTTAATACATATGTAAATACCACTCCTGCAAATAAACATCCACTAATGAAACCTAATATACCTCCTTGTGTAAAGTCAGTCATTTTAAATCCTCATCTGTTATGTTGAAAAAGTGTATTATCCAATACATTGTATTTTTATTCATATATATTGGTGTTTCTTCAGTAGGTTTTAATAGCTCCTCATCTAATGATAAAAGATACTTTTTAATCCAATTTATTGCTTCTTCCCTTAAATCTTTAGGTTCAACCATTCCTAAAACAACATCACACGTTGGTTGTCCTAGCATATAATCTTCAATATCTTTTAATGTTTTTAATTCACTCACTTTTCCCACACTCCCTACATTTTATATCTTTTTCAGATTTAAACTCTTTTCTTGTTCTAAAATATTCACCACACTTAGCACACATCTCATATCTTACACCAACTCTTGTCTCAACTGTATCTTCTTCATATTTAGTTTCGCCAAGGTCTAATGTTCCAAATAATATTTCTCTCCCTGCTAACATATCAAGAAGCTCACTTGCAAGTCCTAATGAAATTGGTGCGTCTGGGTGAACTCCCGATTCAATTATCTTTCCATCTTGCCTACTCCAGGAAACCATTTCATCAAAAAGCCTGTTTGTAATTTCTTTATCCTTAGATGTTTTGTACGGAAATACATATTTACCTTTAGATATGTTCCCTTGGCCAGTTCTAATTGATAGTCTCTCAATGAAGTTAGCTTTTCCAACTGTGTGTCTTTTCTCTTTAAATTCTGTTTCACTTTTCTTCTTAGCTGAAGGGTCAGAACTTCCCATCCAAAACATTTTGAAAGGAAATTTAATTGATTGGATAATATCTCTCGAGAAATTTCTAATATGATTTTCTTCTGCTGCAACGTAGTGATAATTTTTACCAGGAAGAATTACTTGAGTTATATGATTAAGTTGTTGTAGTGCAGTCATAGTTTTATCCCAAATAATAGAATTAAGGACATACTTTCCTTCATATTTGCCGGTGCCATCTCCTAATGTTAAAAATACTGAGTTATCTGACTTTACGCTGTCCCCTGAAGCTTGGTCCCACCCAAGTATTTTAGTTTTGAAATCAAGTTTATCTCCATAGCTTAATGTTTCATCACATAATGGATTTAAATATTCTCTTTTAATTATGCTTAATTCATCAGCCACTGGCTCGTTCATATACTCTTGTTGGTAAGCTAAAGCCCCTATTTCTTCCTTTCTTTTCATTAATCTTTCTTTAGGCCACATAGTTGGAAATGTACTTGAACCGTCTGGGTTCTCAGCTTTTATAATTCTTCCATCAGTTTTCTTAATCATCTTTTTTAATCCTGAGTCTTGGTGTAGAATTGTTCCTATCCATTTCCATATACCTGTTTCTGGATCCAGTGCAGGAATTAAATCTTTAGTTATTTTCAACCAATCGTCGTGCCTTAGTCTAGGATTAATAACCCTTTGTCTGTTTTCAATGTCATCAAATATCATTAAATCTGGTCTAAAGTTTCCGTGTTTAACTCCACGTGGGTCTTTTTCAAAAGAAAGTGCTTGAACTCTTATTCTATTTACATCGAACACGTCTTGCCTATCTTTTCCTGAATCTTTGTCTTTAGTTCTTCCAATTTTAAATGGACCGTAGATGAAATTGAATAACTTATTATTCTTTAATTCATATTTAATTGGGTCAATAAACATCATAGATTTATCGTGGTTCTCTGATAAATATAAAATATAATTCTTTAGCCGATAAGCAATTCTATGAGTGACATATCCAATTCCTGTTTCTGTTGATTTACCAAATGACCTTGGTTGAGCTTCAGCTCCAGATTCATCACTAAATAAGAATTTACCCATATGATAGTGACACTCTGCGAATGGTTTAAAGAAAGCGTCTGGGAAGATAAATCTAGAGTAAGTATCAAAGTTAAGCTCAGACTTTAGTAAAAATCTTAGCCATTGTATAATAGTTTCTTGAGGTTTGCCACTAAGTAGAATATTTTCACACTCTTTTACACTTACTTTTGGGATTATAATTTTATCCTCTCTTTCCCTGTTAAATCTTCCCAACGTTTACAAATTACTTCACAATATTGTGGGTCTAGTTCCATCATAAAACAAGTTCTGTTTAATTGCTCTGCAGCTAGTAATGTAGAACCACTTCCACCGAATGGGTCATAAACTATTTCCTTCTCTTTTGAAGAATCTTTAATAAAAGTAGCACATAGTTCTATTGGTTTCATAGTTGGATGTAATGTACTTCTCTCTCTTTTTAATTTGAATACATCTCCTCTAATTGTTCTTTCTCCACCAAGCTTTCCAATATATAAAATAAACTCGTGTTGCTTGAAATACTTATCAAGATTCTGAACTCTTATCTCTTTATCCCATACAATACAGCTTTTAACAGGTTTTTTCATTGCTTCTAATGACCTGAAGAAAATATGATAATATTTCCAATTGCAGCATACATAACTATTCTCTGGAAGATTCTTTAATGAATTGTTAAGAAATTCAAAAAACTCTATTTCACCCATTTGGTCATTTTTTATCTTACTATGGTTTCCTTTCAAATCTTGATAATTAATATTATATGGTGGGTCTGTGAATCCTAAATCAGGTTTAATTCCAACTAGTAGTTTATTAATATCGTGCTCGTCTGTAGAATCTCCACACATAAGTCTATGATTTCCAAGCTGATATATTTCTCCTTTCTTAATTTTAGTCTTAACTTTTTCTCGCTCATAGCTTCCAACTTCAATTATTTCCTTTTCATCTTCCTGCAGTAAATCTCCTATTTCATCATAATCGAATCCTGTAAGATCTAAATTATAATCTGCGTCTTTAAGCTCTTTGAACTCATCTTTCAAAAATTCATAATCCCAGTCACTCTCAGCAACCTTGTTATCTGCTATCCTGTACGCTTTTATCTGTTCTTCAGTTAAATCTATGATGTGGTGAACTGGCACAGTTTCAAGTTTAAGCTTCTTTGCAGCAAGGTATCTTCCGTGTCCTGCTACTATTTCATTATTCTCATTTACTAGAATTGGTACCCTGAAGCCATAGTTCTTAATGCTCATTGCAATCTTGTCTACTTGGCTCTTTGGATGTTTCTTTTGATTCTTTTTATAAGGAGTAAGGTCTTTTAGTTTAACTTTTGTTATGTTCATTTTCCCTCTTAGCTAAATTCTATTGTATTGTTCCAGATTCCACAAAATAAGCCTTCACCATAATATGCTCCAATTCTTTTTCCAATGTCTTCTATATGTGAAATCAAGTGTTCATATCTTGGGTCTACAACTATTAACATACTCCAAAATCCACCTGAGTCTTTGTCATCAATAAATATTTTAACTACTTCTATATCTTCACGCTTTGTAAGTGCGTCTTTAATTGCCTCAACTATTCTTCTATGCATTTTCTTTATTCACCTTGTTTTCTTTATTTGTTTTTTCGATTATCCTTACTTTTTCTCTTTTTGGTTAGATTGGTCTTAGGGTTTTTCTTTTTTGCTTTACGTTTTTTGCTGTAGCCATATAATCCAAGATTCTCAACCATTGGAATCATATTTATTAATCTAATTTCTTTGTTCATTATCTCTTGAATTAACATCCATCCTCTCATACTAATAACTTCTTGAACTTTCTTCCCTATCTCAAGAGCATCTGTTTTTGTAACCTCTTCTGGAACAATATATGCTAAAACTTTGTTCTTTGTCAAGAAAGTGTGATAAAATACTTCACCCATTATTTTTATTTTACTTATTATTGAATTACTAAATTTCATTTTCTTATGCTTCTCCTTTCCTGAATAAATGCCATCAAGTCTTGTTCTTGGTGCTCACTCATTGGTTGAGTTATGTCCACGTTCATATTTAAATTAAGATTTTCATTTCTTACTTTAGTTCCGAAGTGTGCTTTGTGTAATTCTGTTATACTCCTCATAAGTGCAATCTTATCTTTTTGGTTAGTCAGTCCTTGCTTTATTGTCTCTGCATATATTCTTAAATCAAGTATTGAACTCTCTGGATCCTCCATAAGTGAAATCATTCTTGTTTCAAGTTCATCTCCCACACCTTTCTTCTTCTTGTTAAGTTTCTTTTTCAGTTCCCTTAGACGTGCTGCATATATCTTTTTAGGAGTACTTCTAGAGCCACCTTTAACAGAGTCCTCTCTAGTAAGAATGTGCGCATCCCCACCACTAATTAGCTTATGTACCCTTGTGATACCCTTGCTTTCTTTTGTTTCTTCGTACTTTTTTACTGATTTGTACGGATATTTCCCTTTGATTGCTTTATTAAGAAATGCCCCTTTAGAATTAGCCTTTAATAATTTCTTGTATTGAATATTTGGTACGTTTTTATACACATAGATAGAATTACCTTTGAACTTTACTACTAGCTCTTTAGTTTGTTTATTGTAGCCTACTTCTTTAATGTTGCTGGATTTTACTTGCTTGTAAAAACTCATTGTTCACCTTTTTGTATATTAGTATCTATGTTCCCTTATTTAAGTTTTTCTAAAGTTGGGATAATATTACAAGTATTGCGATTCCTATTGTTGATGTTATTGACATTACTGTTACATTTCCATCAGCTAAGAAATTTGTTGATGTTTGTATTGTTCCTGTTAAATATGCACCAAATATCAATATGTTTTTTTTAGTTTTATCTTTCATTTGTTTTCCTCACACACTTTTGTGAATATTGTTTCCTTTGCATACGCTCTTGATGTAAATACTCTGTCTAATAATTCCACTGCTGCATTGTTTGGATATGTTGGAGCTCTATAAATAAAATCTTCTTCTGTTGTCCAAGTAAAGCCATCAAGTGCTCCCATAAATGTTGCTGTAGTGACTGTTGTTAATAAAATCATTAATATTATTATCTTAATTACTTTTATTTTATTTTTCATTTTTTGATTCACCCATATTTTTTTCCTGTTTTGCAACTACTACAATATTCTCCAGGTATATCTTGTAAGCATTGTTCTTCTCTTAATACACAATTTCCAACCACTTTGTGCCCTTTTCTGTATCTTAAAAAATAAATTGGTTGTCCTATGTATCCTGGCATTGTTTCACTGTGTGGTACATTTAATTCGTCTGCTAGTTTTTGCATATTAGAGAAAGTCATTCGTGTAACTTCTTCTAAATTCTTTGTTGAATACTTAAATCCATCTTTC